CCCGCCATTATCTTTGGATCGCCATTACTTACTTGAAGTAATCTCTGTATGGTCATAGCTTTCTGTACCATCTCGCTATAACAATATTCTAAATGATCATCCCACAAAGCATCATGTTTATTGTCAAAAATTATATAATCTTTTTCATTTACATAAAATAAAAAAGGTTGCTTCTCTGTTGCTAATCTATAAAAGGCTACTTGATTTATATTTATTGGATCAGGTTCAGTTGGTAGTTTCTGTGTATAAATTCTTATATCTTCTAAATATAATCCTCTTGCACTAGGTGGCTTGGTCTTTTGTTCTGCAAATATTTTATCTGACTCCCAGTCTATACGACCTAAAATATCTATACCTAAACCTTGTGGAGACATTGATACATATCTTTCACACATTAAAGGTTTGTTACCAAATATTTCTTTAACAACTTTTAATACATTTTTTATGGTGTCGTGTAATCTTTCAGTCACCATATCTTTTATTAAACTATCTCGTTGATCGTAGTTTTCTTTTCTATAAAGATCATACTCATAATTAAATATAGTATTGTAATCTCTATCTTTTATTTCTTCTCTTTCTGCACCTTTAAATATATACTTACCAATTAATCTTTGTGCTACGTTGCCTGATACTGAACCATAGCCTAGCTTAAAGTTTTTCTTGTCAGCTCTTCTACGTTTCTGATCTCGGACAAAGTAATCCACAATCCACATACCAATAGGTTTTGTTTTGGAAAGCTGTGTGAAGCTAAAGTGATCTTGACCTAAACCGCCATTTGTTTTTTCGTATAGTTTTTTTAAATCCATTGTTTTCCCTCTATATATACCTAGTTTTCCACTATGTCTATACCTAAAAAACCTTGATTGTGCATAACTTTTTTGGTAATACATCCTATCAACAGAAAGGATTTATGAAATTAAAAGACTAT